AGCGGGGGTGGTAGTGATAGTGGTCATTTCGTAATCCTTGGTAATGAACGGTCTGCTTGACCGCGAGTGAATTCTAACACCAAGTTAAAGCACTTGTGGGCACCTTTCCAAACTTTTTTTCATTTATTTTCTAAATATTTACCCTAATGGGTGGAGTCGACTCCACTTTTCAAGCTTTCATGGCCTCGACCGCCCTCTGGATCGTGACGTTTAGGGCGTCGATTTCGTCCATCTTTTTGAGGTTCCACATGCGCTTCTGGCCGTGCCAGCCCAGCATAGAACCTTGGTGGCAGGACTTGCACAGGGCCACCACGGTGAAGTGGTTCCCCTGCTTGATGTGGTGGGCGTCGGACGGGCCAGCCTCGTCGCATACGCTGCATGGGAGTTCTTTGACGAGCCCTACCCATGCGCGTTCCTTGGCGTTATAGGTGCCGTTCATAAGTGACTCCAATATTTTTTATTCCATATTCTGTAAATCGTGGATTGGCTCAGTCCAAAAATGTATGCGGCATGCTTCGCTTTTACTGTCCCGTGCAATTTCCTGATCGATGCAACTTGCTCTTCAGTCAATTTGTTTTTAGGGTTCTTGATGCCCTTTGAGCTTCTACCGTGCTGAACCTTGTCTTGCGCATTCTCTTGGGCTGTGCCATAGCAAAGATTGTCTGCGCGGTTATTTAACTTATCGCCGTCCAAGTGCCTTATCTGCATACCGTCTTGTCTATCGCCCAAAAATGCTTTTGCCACGAGCCGATGTACAGCGATAGCGGTTTGCTTACCGTCAACACTAAACCGTACATCTGGGTATCCAGTTGAAGTTTGGGTGTGCCACTTCAATACTTTTCCCTTGATCGCTCCACGGCCTCCAATTGCTCGGCGCACAACGCCTTCGTCTGAAATTTCGTAGTCAGGGAATCGATTGATGGTTTTCCAAATGGTCATATCGCACCTCGTTATTGGTGGAAGCGTTACTGAGTGAGCAATGGCAGGACGGTAACGAATCGTCTTTTCCCCCGCTAAAGGTAGCCATTGCCACAATCTTACATTACAGCCTTATCCATGGCTCTGTTGGAAGCCTCGGTTGATCGCCATACGTCGATTTTGGCTTGCGCGGCAACCAAACCCCAGCGCAGGGCCTCTGCGGCCTCTGTAGCGGCTGCTATTCCCTTGAGCAGCTCCACGTAGGCCACATCGGCGTATGCCTCCATTTCGGCGGCTGCTGAGGACTTAGCGATGCCATTGGACAGCGCGGTCTTCATCAGCATGGCTTTCTTGGACTTTCGGAACTCTTCCAAGTACGTGAGTTCACCTTTGGCGTTGGCGTACTTGTGGCCGTGGCTGTAAATGTAGTTCACGGCATCGTTGATTGATTTTTGTGCAATGTCGGTCATGTTGTTTTCCTTGTTGGCATGGGGCAGTTTTCTGGCACCGCTACTACGCACCATACCGCTTGGTGTGGACTCCAGTGCCCGGCTTCCGTCCACCGGTCAATGTAGGCGTCAGGCATGCGCTCCAAAGCCTTGGCGATGGACTTAGGAGGTGCACCCAGTTCCTCTGCAATGTAGTTGACGGTGAGGCCGTCATCCTCCCGGCGCAGCAAGGATCGAATGCGTTCGGGCCAGAGTGCCTTCATGCGTTTTTGTCCTTGAGTTGCCCAATTGAAAATCTACCGATCATGTAGTAAACAGGTTTGTCCAGATCAAACACTTTATGGCGTTCTAGTTTTGGTGCTCGACGAACAAACAACAGCTTGCCTTCTGCGCCCTTTAAGAATTTTTCTAATTGCCATGCAAAGTTGGTGACAGCTTCCACCTCAGTCAACCAATACCCGTGATCTGGGTTTCTACCAATGACCACGTGTTCCGTGTATTCAATTGGGTGGTTTTTATTTGTCAAATCCTTGGATTCTTGCGTTGGCTGTGGTTGATGGGCCAAAGCGCTTTCAATCTCTTGCCACAACCCAGTCCCGTTCCAAGGGTCTGCGAACTTGTCCCACGCCGCTTGGCGCTTGCTTGCGAATCCAGTCATCACACACCTCTGCTTTTGTAGTTCAAAAAATCACCTGCACCCCGGCGAACTGGGGCCATGTTTTCAGGCACGTACACCGGCTGCTCCCAGATGTTGATGCTGGGTGGCAATGCTTCGTGCTCATCACGTTGGCGAGGGGTATATCCACCACGCACATAGTGGGCAGGGTTCTTTTCGCCCAGTTTGTTGGGCACGGCGGCGAGTTGCGATGTGGGGTTCTGGCGCATAAGGTTGGGGTTACCGGCTGGTAGGTTCACTTCAAAATCCGATCAATAAAAGAAGGTGTGCAGGTCTTCTGCATCACCAGTGGAATGGATGCGTAGGTGTACCCCAGCAGGAACATCACCACGGCGAACATGCCAAGTGCTGATAGGCCACGGATTGCGAGGTCGTACACGGCTTTCATTTCTTGCTCCCATACAAAGCGATCAGTGCTGCGTCGGCCAGTGCTTGGCCCTTGCCTTTCTTGTCCAGTTCACGCCACGACGGCCACAGTTGCATGGCACGGGCTCGGGCTCCATCCTTGTCCGTACCGATCAACCCTGCGGCCTTTTTCCAAGCCTGCGGGGTGATCATGGTGTGGGGCATGCTGATAGCGCCCAGAACGCCCATAACGGTGCCGCAGGAGTGTCCAAAGTTGAACATGGATGTCACCCCTTGGCCGGGCATTGCGTGCGTAGATTCGACGTATACGTGGTCTGCGTGGGCGTCTTCAATCCAATGGGCTAGTGCAGCAGCAGCCACGCGAGTAGTGGTGCCGGTGCGCGTGGTGGGCATGTCCAGCCACTCGATTGGTGTGCCGTTCTCCAGCAGTACGATTGCGCCAGTTGCGCCGGGGTCGATGCCGATGATTCTCATGTGGTTTGCTCCTTGAGTTGAAATTGCAATTGATCCTTGAGTTTGTGAAACGCAAATTCAAGTGCGTCCACGTTGGCTAAATTCACTCTTTGGTCGGTGAGTGTTTCTTGAATGTTGGTGTACTCGCCAGTGTTGTCGTCGATGTACGCCAGTGTGATTTTCCAAGTCATGATTGCGGCTCCAAAATGATGCGCTCTAAGACTTCCATGCTGGTCTGGATGTCTTCGTGCAGGTAGTCGGGCATGCGCTCCTTTTGCGACATCGCCCAAGACTCCAGTGCTGATAGCAGCTTGAGGGCTTGTATGGCTTCTGGTTTGGTCACGTGTTCTGCTCCTTGAGTTTTGCTTCTGCTTCCAGAAGAATTTCTGTTACCGATAAACCAAAAACGTCAATTCCCAAAACAATGTAATCGCGCTGCTCATTTGTCAGCCCTACCCACGGGCGCTGGGGTGGGGTGGTGTAGAGCTTGGTTCCGTTTGGAAGTGCATGCCAGTTGTTGATGCCTTTGACTTGTCTGCTGAAATAGTCCTCAACAACTTCTGCCACCGGCTCCTGCGCTGGCTGGGCAATCGCATTGACCGCCTTATCGACGCTGGTTTGTGTTTGATAAAGCATCCCGTCAACGAACCCACGCTCGTAGTCTGGGCCTTGGTCAAGTCTTGGCTCCTGCGCTGGCTGTGCTGCGGGTGGGGTGGCGTAGAGTGGTTCGGCATCTTTTATGCGCGTCTGCCAATCGCTACCGCTACCGCTGTCGATGTATTTGTATCCGTAGCCATCGTAGTCATACCGCATAGCCACAGGCTCCTGCGCTGGCTGTGCTAGGGCTTCTATCGCTTGCTGTGCCAGCAACTTATATTGGTTGCACCAGTAGCGTGTCTCAGCCAATGTGTGATGGCGTTCGTGCTTGCGGTTCGACTCAAGCGCCTTCTTTAATTCCTCGTATTTGGTCATCATTTACCTTTCAGATAGTGGTTGGTGCTGGCGGAAAATCAATCGCATCATGTAGGATGTAAAAAATTCCATCCGGTGCCTCAATGGTGGCTAACACCCCGATGCGANCATCCNTCTCCCAATAGTTGCTGAGTACATACGAGTTGAATGCAAAAGTTTGCGTTCCCTCTGTCTGTTTTTCGGGATTGATGGCGATGTTTATTTTTCCCTTGGTAGACAAGTGCTGTCGTGTGTTAGAAGCCAAATCCGTTGGTGATTGCGGCGGGTCAATTACGTCGTGCGTGAGGTGCAAGCTTCCATATGGTCGCTGAACAACAAAAAACACAGCGATTCGGCCATTTTCCCAATAAGCTTTCATTGCATAAAAGGGAAATGCACAAGGTGGCTTACCGATTGCGGCTGGCTGGAGGTTAAGGGTAATGTTCATCACTTGCCTTTCAGGTGGAACTTGTCACAGCGCTGCAAGACGAAGCGCAGGGGCTCGGAGGGATGTCCAAAACGGTTCAAAATCGCCGAGCAATACTTCACCGCCAAGTGCTTGCATTCAAAGCAAATGCGGCGGTCGTCTTGGGGGTCTAGGTCACGCTCGAACATGGACTCGGCCAGATCGAATGCATCGTCATTGGGAAGCCCTGCTTCCATGAAAACAGCCTGACGCCGGTTGTGGCGTGCGACCAGTTTTTCCAGTGTGTCGAGTTCGATCACGCGGGCTCTCCGGAGAGGATGACAACGATGTCGTCGTGGTAGTCGAGTTGGTGCGCCATGGTCTCGATTGCGTGCTCACCGGCGCAGTCAATGCTGGCAAGGTAGTCGTTGTACTCACCCTCGTATTGGGCTTGGTCGAAGGGGTTGTCAAATTGCAGTCTGGTCATCGTAATCTCCGTAATCACCACAACGTCGTGGCGGTGTAACTATAACACGGAATTANATGATGNGNAGAAAANANNGCAAGTTTTTTCGATTTTTTTTGCCGGGTCGCACAGGCCCTTTTCGGCCCTTGGACTGCATTAATAAATTTCACCCAAAGACCCCCCCTACCCCATTGAAGGGGAGGGAAGGAGAAAGGTTTCACCCCACTTGCGTGGATCAGCATGCTACGGATTTGAACCGTACGCCCCCGACTTGCTGATTCGACCAGTCGCACGGATTATTCGGGAACTGCCCCCTAGCCCGTGTGTTTGATGATGGTGGCTGGTACTGAAATCCAGCATACCGCCCTAGCCGTTCATGACCGCTTACAGGGCGATGGCATCGTGCAAGACAAGGTGATCACTCCCTGCACGGTCAAACTTATGTTCCAGCGCATCAGCCTGCGCATTCACCATCATCAATCACACGGTTGCATACCGTGTACGCTTTCCTTCCGCGCCACCACGACTGGGGTGCTTGCTATCGTGCGGAGTACGGCTGGCGTCGGAAACGAAAAAAGCCGTTACAACTGCATTGGGTCGCAACCCCCCGAAGGAGGGCCAATGCATGTGTAACGGCTTTCAAACGCTGCTTGCGACGGCAACGCGGCAATTATACCACGGGCTCGCAGAAATGCGCAAGTATTTTTTTGGGGTGATGGGGGGAATCGAACCCTCGCTGACAGATTCACAGTCTGTCGTGCTGCCACTACACTACCGACACCGTAGTCGGTCAATGATGGTTGGTCTGTGCGGCCCGATTCGAACGGGCGACCTCGTGTGCCCAAGACACGCGCGCTACCACTGCGCTACGCACAGAGATATTCGGTGGGGGGAGGTCGATGGATTTCATGATGGGTGAAGTGTATCAGGTGTTGGCGGTGTCTAGTATTTGCTCACCGCCACTAAAGGTCTCGTGTGACACACCAGCATTCGGTTTTACACCAACACGACTGGGGACTGCGGTAGGTTTGAGCCTTGCCTTACGGCGGGTTCCTATGGTGTACCAGTCCTGTGCGGATTAACGCTTCCAATCCCCATGCGTGTAAGTTGTTGGTGGGCCAAATCGGGATAGGGCAGGCTTGCCCCGTTTGAGTTTCCCCCGTCCCTCGGGGATCGAACCCGACACCAACACGACTGGGGACTGGCGTTTCTGTCGGGCCTACTTGTCCGTGTTATTTCAACGGTGAGCCGATAGCAGTTCCTATCCAATCCCCATGCGTGTTAGGTCTCGTCTTTCCGAGATGTCATCTGTTCCTTGCCTTTTGAGCTTGACCACTAGGATGTCACAGAAAACCAAACACTTGTTGTTGGTGGCGTCGCAATCCATGCTTAGAGCCTATGCGAACTCGGCGCTCACCCTTTTCCACCAACACGACTGGGGACTATTGTCTGTACCAAAAGAGAATCTTATTCATTGCCATCTGGTGTGTCGCAATCCCCATGCGTGTTGGCGCTGGGTCGTCTTCCCCCAGCTACTTTGTCCCGACTTGCACGGGCTTGCCCTCGTTGGTCAAATGACCTCTGGACTCTGAGCGCGGTTTATAACACGAGTTTTGCCCTCACGGCCATGATTTTTGCAACCACCGCGAACAGGCCGTTGTTTTTATGCAAATCGTTGGCGTCGTAGCCCACTTGATCCGCCATCGTCCAAGGCAGGCCGGTCTGGATCGCGGCGTTCTCGCCGGTCTTGCTTACGTCGTTGTCGGCGAAC